CACACACTAGTCTTCATTCTCTTCTTCATCTTCCCACTCTTCTTCATCATCTGTAAGATACTTAAGCACCACTTTATTTTCTATTAATAATGGAGCATCTGTTTCGTCATCAATGTATATTTCCAACAATCCAGTGAATTGACTAATGATATTATTAATCTCTTCTATTGTAATTTCTGTAAACTCATCTGAACCTTCTTTATCCCACCAACCAATTTCTTCTGGTGTAGCAAGAAGAATAGGTGTTTCTATATTATTTATTAATTCATGCTGAATAATATATAATTCTATTGGATAACCATGTGTCACTACAAATTTTTCTTCATCATCAGGTAGTTCTTTTAGAATAAATAGTTCAATAGCATCTGTTCTTGCTATTTTATTAACAAAAAACATACCTTCTTCTAGCTCAAGGGGCTTATAGCTCTTTAACACTAGTTCTGCATCTATATACATGTCAATATCCTAATTTTTCTAATATATTAATATCAGCTTCAACATGTATCATTCCCATTATCACTGTGCATGAGAACATAATTTTGAATTTCTGTGCCAGTTCCTTGAACTGATAGAATTCATGTGGAGTTAATGTTATTGTTTTCATTTGTTGTATGATTTTTCTTCTATGAAGTTTGATTTTGTTTCAATGTTAATTTGTTTCTTTATAGCAGCACGTTCATCATTAAGAGTGTACACTTGTCTAGCTAATGCTATAAAATATTCATCAAACCTTTGAGCAGATTCACATTCTCTTAATTCATCTTCTACCATCCATAAAGAATGATTCACCTTTATCAATTGTTCTTCATGTTCTTTTTTAAGACCAAGTTTAAACACCATCTCATCAAGATGGCATAATTCTTTTTTTATATTAACCAGCTTATCTTCATCTTTAATCGTTTCAGCTTTAATAAGAAGAATGGTGTACTTATCCACCATCTCTCCATTTGACACTTCTATTTCCATACCATTACTATTAAATTAATGATTCCTATAATAATACAACTAAAAACAATGATTCCTATAAGGTACACTGCTGCATCTAATATATTATTCTTCATGATTTATAGTTCTAATTAATTGTTCATGTTTAATTGGTACAATGTTATGTTCTAGACAAAATTTCAAATACTCTTCTGCTGTGTTTAAGTTATTAGAGTATAACAATAGTTCACCATCAGCAAATACTATTGTGTGTGTATATAGCTTATCCATGTAATTGATGATTAATTGACCAGTTTAATTCAGCTTGATGCTCATTGTTACAATCACTGCAAACTAATACATCAATGATTTGTCTAGCATATATCTCTTTAATTAAATATCCACTGTTCTTATTCATTGGTGAAGCACATTTGTCACAATAGCAAATTTCTTTCTTTCTTAATTTTTCTTTTGAGTTCATAGTTTTATTTCTTTTATGTGATTTTTATATTCTATCCAGAATCCTAAAGCTACAATTATATTCATACCTAATGAAGAAATGATTTCTATAATATCATTATATACATTTAAACTTAAATGCACATGTCCTATTGTCCAAAAAGGAATAGATAGATTATTAGCTATCCATTTAATAGTGAATGTTATAAACTTCTTCATATCAACAATAATAATAAAAACAAACAGAATTTGAAACACTGTTTGTTTTTATAATTTATAAATCTCTAATAACATAATAATTCTGAAGAGCATCCTCATATGTAAATGCCCATATTCTGTATCCATCTATAATGAATAATTGTTTTGTCTTTTCCATTTTTTTTTATCTAATTTGAAATAAGAATTTAATCCATTTAATTGATAGCATTGAAAGAAAGAATATAATCATTATAGCAAAATAAGCTATAAATAATATCTTTTCCTCATATTCAGCTATACTAAAATATACACCTGCAATTCCCACCATACATAGTATGATGAGAATTAAAACATATTTAGCTTTCATATTAAAATATTTTATCAAAATACTCTTTGTTTAAAAAATAATACTCTCTTGCTGGCAATATTGCCATCCACCATCCAATAAAGAATGAATACATCACTTGCCAAGCTGTACAATAAATTACAGCTTTATAAGAACCAATAAATACATATCCAGGAAGGGATGTAATAAAGAAAATAATAATAAATGAAGCAATGTATATTGCTAATAATAATAATGATTTCATGATTTCTAAATGTTTGTTTACGTTGTAGGAACCCAATAATATTTTTCATCTAAATTATTTTGAGCAATACTTTTTAATGCGTTGCCCACTCTAGTATATAATGAAAATATAGAATTAGAATCAGTGGTGGTATAAACTATCTCTAAAAGAAAAGAATGTCTACTAGTCCTTCTGTTTATAATTTGTTTTTCACTAAAACAAATATCATTATTTAATAATATTTTCTTATTCATCTCTGTATTTCTAACAGAGACATTAATAGTGTGAATTAATAAATCATTCACTGATATGGACTTAAATCCATATATTCTAATTTTGCTCATAATGATTTCTGTGTTTAAATTGTGTGTAATAAATCAAGACCTCCATTCATGTCTATATGGATATTTGTTAGTCAACATCTAATCTGCATTGTTTCATCACCTCTTATGCTAAAGCATTCCTTCTACACACTCAGTTGTAATACATACGCTGATATTCATATCTCTCTATTACTAGACAGCCATCACAGTACGTGTTGCATACACCATCTTAAACAGTATTTAGGAGATATTGATTGGGCCTGCATTCTAAAAATGCTATCTTGTTAGCCTCTCCAGGTTTCAACTGAGTCTATATGTGTATTACAACTGCTCATCCTTGGAAGACTAATTAATACACATGATGGACTTATTGCCAAATACAATTATTAATTAGTGTGGTTTTACATCATCTTGACCCACAAAGCTGGGTAACGACAAGAAATGTACATCCACATGAGAATGGTGTGCAAAAGGAAATAAGTTTTTATTTACATAAATAAATTTTCATCATACTTCCAATCAGCTTTTTCTAAATCATTACATAAATTAGTGTCTCTAACAATAGGCTTAATGTTCTCAAGTTGTTCTTTATAAAAAGCTAAATTATATAATAAACCATAATAATATTCTGTCTCTCCATAATAATATAACTCTTCTTCACACATCTCTTCCAAACATTTAATCTCTCTCATATATAGACAAGCAATAGCATATGACTCTGATGGTAGAATGTTTATTTGTATTGGTTCTTGTTTCATTGTTTCTAATCTTTTAAATATCTATTGTTTATCATCATCATCCTTCCATATCAAAACCTAAAGAACTATTATAATCTCTATGTTTCTCATAATCCCATTCACAAAGATCATAAAATACATAATTAACATAATCTAATTCTTCAAGAACAGGCTTAAGCTTATTGAGCTCTTGGTTATATAATTCTAATGGTGCTGATATATCTAGATACTCATCACTAAATATTTGTCTCTCTTTAAGATCAAATATATTAAACATATACATTTCTATTATAGGAATAACATCTTCCTTTAACATTTTAATTGTTATTGTTTCCATTGCTTTCTTTGTTTAAATAAATAAATAAATAAAAGAAATCTATTTATTAGGTAAAGGAAAATTAGACATTATAACTAAAGAGAAATCACTAGCTACAATTCTTTTACATTGATAATACCCATCACTAATGTGTGTAAGAAAACCTCCTTCATAAGCAAGTTTAAATGAATCAGCTGTATCACCAATGTTATGACCAACATATACAATTACATATGGAGAATGATTATTCTTATTAGATGTATTAGTAGAATCTTGTGTAGACATCTTTTTCATAATAGTTAAGTTTAAAGCTATATGTATGTTAATTAGTGTATTGATTTGTAGCTATTGAGAAGAGGAATATACATGTATGAAGGGGTGACACATCATCTCTTTAACACCTAAAGACACATAAATAAATAACTAATAGTTAATAAAAGTTACTTTTGTCCAAGACAGAACTTTATTTATTTAACTAATAGTTAATTATGTAATAAATAAAGGATTTAATGAGTAGGATTTAATATCCCACCCATTGTGAACTGGTCCACCCACCCCTATACATACAATAATTTAATAGCCTATAAGGCTATTAAATCATTATGTGCTACTGGAGCAGGAACAAAGTCTTTTCTAACTATATCCTTAATTGCAGTCCAACCATTACTTGGCAGTGTAACGTAAGTGCCACCATTGTTACCACGTAAGATTGGAAAGCCTACAATGTGCTCCATGCTAATCAAATCAGCACGAAACAATTCAGTAACAGCAGGACTACAAACAATAGTATAAACCTTATTGTCCTTACGAGCCATGATGCTGGCACGCTTTGCACCACTCTTACTATTCTTTACAGGTAGTAAATCAAATCCTGTAAAGAGTTCTTGTAATGTTCCTGGAGACTGTGCATCATTAGCAGTAGCATCAGTAAATGTCATTGTCGATAATAATTCTTCTGTAGTCATAATTGTTTTATTTGTGGTTTTATGGCTGGGGACTATCCCCAACCTGCCAAATTATGGGTGGGGTAGTAATTGGGATTGGTCAACTCTCTCCCCAACATAGGGCCCCCTATATTTTGAAAAAATTATTTTTAAAAAATAAATTTGTTTATATGCTTTATCTTCCTCACCTTTGAGGGTGGAGGGTGGGTACACTATAAACTCACAAACAAACATGAATGGAATAATAATGTTACTGGGTGTAATGCTTATATTGATTGTATCATCTATATATTATGGAATGTATGGGAATATTAAGGTGGAGATATTAGTGGAGATTAATATGTTAGATAGTCCTTATTATAATCTAGGTGTTTCTTACGATAGAACATATGAAGATGGATATCAATGTATAGATAGATTGACAATTGGATTGGTGTTAGTGAATTTTAATGTATTGTTTCATAAAGATATTAATGCATAATATAGCTATTGAGCAAATTATGTATTTGATTATGCTACATAATGTTCTCATATTTGTATTAATTACATAATGGAAAATCTAATTAAAAAAACAATTGTTCAAAAGCTTAGAATAACAAAGGATGATAGTTTCCTGTTAGCAGAGAAATATTATGCTATTCTTTCAGCTATTAACAATTTAAAGTTTACACAAAGAGAAATACAATTGATAGCTTTTACAGCTATTAGTGGTAATATGTCTTATAAGCATATACGAGAAGAGTTTTGCAAGAAGCATGATACAACAAGTGCTACGATTAATAACATTATTTCTAAATTGAAGAGGATGGGTGTGTTAGTGAAGAATGGATCTAAGATTAAAGTGAATCCTGTTATTCTTTTAGATTTTAGTAATAATATTATGTTAGAAGTTAAGCTGTTTCATGGAGAGGCCTAAGAGTTTAACAATTAAAGACTTCCTTATTAGGAAAATGTCTGTAAGGATGTTGATTCCTGAGTTTACATTAGATGCTATTGTTTCGCATCAGTTTCAATCTGCCACCCAAGCAATGCTCAATACCAAAAGTGTAGAGATTTCTGGATTTGGTAAGTTTGTATTTAATGATAAGAAGGCTGTTAAGAAGATGGAAAAGCTTCTTTCACAAAAAGCATTGTTTGAAAAACTAATGAACGATGATTCTTTGTCTGAACAAAGACGTAACAATGCAAGACTGAAATATGAAAGTGTTACATTGAACATAAGTGTATTAAAACCAAAAATAGACACCAACAATGAAAATGAGTCAGATTTACGAGGGATGGAGGAACAAGCTTCTTCCACCAGCATCCCTGAGAGAATTGATACAAAAAACATCTCTGGAGAGAATATTGATATGTAATGAATGTCCTTTACATTCAAGACATCACAATACACCAATAAGACCAGATGATCATTGTACAGATTGTGGATGTAATTTAGATGCTAAGACAAAATGCCTATCTTGTGATTGTCCAAAAGGTAAATGGATGGGTTTGGTTAGTTTAAAAGAAGAACAAAAGATGCTTAAAGGATATGGAAAAGAAGAACAACAAAATAATAACGCTTCAGAAAATTCCAATAAAAAACTTAATGGAAATATTAAGTGAGTTGTATAATGAGGGAGCTGATTATGTAGATATTTCAGGAATGCCTAATGAGGATCAAGATGTAATTTCTATTTTTGTTCGTGAAGAATATATGAATGAAGACGAGGAATATGATGAGGAATACAATGGCGATTTATCTGATGATGATTTAAACCAATTAATATAAATATAAAATGAGAGCTAAAATAAACTATTACGTACAGATAATAGATTTGCTCAATGAGTTACACAATAGTTTTCCTACATATAATTTAGGAAAGCATTTGTCAACAGCACTTGATGGAGAAGGAGATGCATGGGGAATATCAGATAAAGAATTGTTATATATTCTTACAAAATACAAAACTGAATTAGAACTAGATGTGCAACATTCTAATGATATTGATGATATTATTAGAGATGGAATGAATTTAAATGACATCTTACTAGAAGAAGAAGATAATGGCGAAAGCTACTAAAACTACATATATTAATACAGAGCTTGATTGGGCTGAAGAACAGCTTAGTTCATGGAAAGCTTATGTTGATGCTAATCCTCTAAATCTTATTAAAGATAGGATTGAGTGGAAGCCTACAGCTAGAGGTGGAACAATGCCTATGGTGATTGCTTCCATTGAAGCTCAAGGAAAATTTATTCAAGAAACCATGAAAAATTATCTAGCCTTATTAGAAGTGGTAGATAAACTACGTAAAGTGGAAGAAGCCAAAGTGGAAGTGAGAGGGAATGGTGAGATGTCTACAATGGCTGAAAATTGGTTAAAGAATAGAAAATGACAGATTTAATTAGCATTGATTATCATGACTGGTTTATAAATCAGAAAAGACTTCCTGATAAAACTAGTCAAGAGTATAATGCTTTCTATGAATTTCATAAAGAAATATGTCTGAATGGATGTATGATGGATGGTGTTTATATAAACCCATTTCTCTATTGGCATTTAAATATATGGCACACAGAGGTGGATATTATAGATGATAGAGGAAGAATCTCTCAGAAATATGCCAATCCTCTTCTTAGAGATAATGAATGGGTGATAACTAATGAAATAGATAGAGCTCAAAATGAAAAGAAAGGACTAGTTATTCTAGGAATTAGACGTTTAGCTAAGTCTGTTATTGAAAGCTCCTATATTGCTTGGGGTGCTACATTTGATGAGAACTCACAGAACATTATTGCTGGACTGAATGCTCCAGATATAAAGCTTATTACAGATAAGATAGATAAAGGACTCAACTTCATCCCTGAAGCATGGAGATGGCAAAGAATTGAAGATAACTGGAAGAATCAAGTGACACTTGGTATCAAGACCAGAGGAGGAGAGAGAATTCCTTTCTCACAAATCATTATACGTAACTTAGATGAGGGAAACAATGAGGAAGCTATTGCAGGTACAAAACCTAGGAAGCTCATCATTGATGAGATAGGTAAGGGGAGTTTCTTAAGAGGACTACAAGCTGCCACTCCAGGATTTACAACACCATTTGGTTGGGGATGTAGTCCTATTCTTACAGGTACAGGAGGTGATATGAAGAAATTCATGGATGCCAAGAGTTTAATGTTTGATGTAAACAATTTCAACTTCTTAGAATATAATAACGATAAAGACTCAACAAGAATACATGGCTTATTCATTTCTAATAAATATAGAATGGAAGCCAAAGAAGATTCTTCATTAGGTGAGTATTTAAATGTTAATGCTAAAAGTGATTTACACAATGTAACTATGCTTGTTTCCAATGAAGAAAAAGCTACAGAAATTGTTACATCTAATTTAGAAAGACTAAAGAAAGCAGGAGATAGGATGGCCTATCTAAAAGAAAAAATGTATTATCCAATTGAAGTGGATGATATATTCTTGAATGAAGATACAAATATATTTGATATAGAGGCTGCTAAAAGACAAAAAACCAGACTATTACAAAATGAAAGAACAGGAACACCTGTTGTATTATTTAGTGATGATGGAAATATCAAACACGAGTTTACAGATAAACTTCCTATATCTAACTTTCCTTTAAAAAATTCAGATGAGAAAGATGCTCCTGTAGTTATATATGAGTTTCCTATGGAAGCCCCTCCTTATGGACTATATGTTGCAGGAGTGGATCCATATAGACAAGGTAAGTCTGCATACTCAAGTTCATTAGGAAGTGTATACATATATAAACGTATGCATGCTATATCTGGTGAGAAGTATCAAGATATGTTTGTAGCATCTTATACAGCTAGACCAGATAAGAAAGAAACCTGGGAAGAACAAGCTAGACTCCTTATTAAGTATTACAATGCAAGGGCTCTATGTGAAAATGATGAAATATCTTTTATAGATTATATGATAGCTAAAGGAGATGCTCATTATCTAGAACGTCAACCAGATTGGTTAAAAGAAATAGTACCTAATACAACAGTGAGACGTGATTATGGTATACATAGATCTGCTGATAAGATTAGAAGTTTTCTGCATGGATGTTTAAAGAAATACACAGAAGATGTATTACATGTTGAGAAAGATGATGATGGTAATATCATTTCTGAAACAAAGGGTATGGTGAAGATATTTGATCCTGTTCTATTAGAAGAAATGATACAATATAATGAAATGGGTAACTTTGATAGAATCATTGCTGCAGAATTAGCTGTAGCATTAGCTATGAAAATGGATCCTATTATGGGAAAAATTGGATCAGCAGGGGATGGTAGAATTCAATCAATGTTTAACACAAAACAAAAGAATAGATTATTCACAGAGAGTAGAGGAATGTTTCCTAAACGAAAAAATAAACTTTTTATATAATGGCAATAATAAGATATACTAAAGATGCTACCATAAGGTATGCATATTTAAACATATTTCCTGATCAATTCAAAACTGACAAAGAAAAGCAGGATGAGAGTTGGATCAAGAATACAATGGATTATTTTGCAAACAAAGCATATTCTGAGTATATAAAGAATAGAGATACATTTGTTAAGAATTATGATTTGATGAAAGGAATTCTTCGTATGGAAGATTTCTATCAAGAAGAACAAGTGAAGAGCTTTACAGATATGCTAACAGCAGATCTTGGTTTACCAGCTTATGTAAAGATGTATTCCATCATCACTACGCCAGTGAATGAACTAGTGGGAGAGATATCAAAACGTCCTGATACATTTAGGGTGAAAGCATTTGATGATGATTCTAAATCAGAAGAACTTGAATTCAAAACAGGCATTCTTCAAGAATATGTATTGCAGGAAGCTAAGAAACAAATTCTTGAAAAGGTGGCTCTAGAAGGAGAAGAGATTGATGAAGAGCAACTTCAGCAAATGACAATGAATGAAGTGAAGGATGAGCTGGATAGTTATACATCTGTTGCAGAGAAATGGGCTAATCACATTCTTACATGTCAGAAGGCTGAGTTTAATATGAAAGAAAAGAGTGAGGATGCCTTTAGAGACATGCTTATTTCTGGTAGAGAGTTCTATCATATATACGAAGATAATAGCAAGCTTGGTTTTAATATAGAAGTGTCTAATCCAAAGAACACTTGGTTCCTCACTACACCAGATAGAAAATACATATCAGATCCTACAGGAAGAGCACAAGGAGCATATGCTGCAGGTACAGTGCAAGTGATGGAACTATCTGAGATAATTGAATCTGTTCCAGATTTAACTAAAGAAGAAATAGATCACTTACGTAGTTCATTGCAAGATTATGGACTAATAAATGTTAGAGACTCTAATCTAGGTAATCCTAGTGTCACTCCTGGTATTGATTCTGTTACATATGACACATACGATCCATTAGTGTTACAAACAAGAATGATGGTTGAGAGTGAGATGAAAGAAAATAACGATGGACTAAAAGACTTCTTAGGACTTACATCTAACGTATCTTCATTTGGTTATAAATATGTTGTAGTGAGATGTTATTGGATATCTAAGAAAAAGATTGGTAAGCTCATCTATACAGATGAAATGGGTAATGAACAATCTACACTTGTTGATGAAAACTATAAGAGTGGAACCATCCCTACACAAATCTCTTTAGAATGGGGATGGATTAATCAATGGTATCAAGGAACTAAAATTGGTCCAGACATTTATCACATAAAACCTTACAAGCTACTTAGTTATTGTCCTATTATAGGAATCACCTATGAAGTTAAGAATACTGAATCAAAATCATTAGTGGATTTGATGAAGCCTTTCCAAGTGATATATAATGTTTGTATGAACCAATTATATAAGCTCCTTGAAAAAGAAGTGGGTAAGGTGCAACTTATGTCTATTAGACACATTCCTATTCCTAAAGATGGAGATGCACAGGATGCTCTTGACATCTGGGAAATGGAAGCTCGTAACAGAGGAGTGGTGTTTATAGATGACTCTCCTGAAAACTTAAAGAGTCCTAGTTCATTCAATCAATTTACATCTCTTGATTTAACACGTACACAAGAGATACAAGCACGATATACATTAGCTCAACAAATTAAGAATGAGTGTTGGGAACTTGTAGGTATGTCTAGACAGCGTATGGGGTCTGTCTCAGCCTCTGAATCTGCTACAGGTACTAACGCTGCCATACAACAAAGTTATTCGCAGACAGAGCCTCTATTCGTTGCTCATGAGTATGTGATGGGTCAAGTGTATCAATCTATTATTGATGCAGCTCTTTATATTGAAAGTGCTAAACCACAGAGTACATTATCATATGTTACATCTGAAGGAGAATCAGCATTTGTACAGGTGAATGGATCTGATTTGAAATTCAGAGACTTAAAGGTGTTCTTAACTAATCGTCCTGAAGATAATAAAATGTTTGAAGAGCTTCGTGGACTAGCTCAACCATTAATGCAGAATGGTGGATCTTTATATGATGTTATTGAATTGTATTCTACTAAATCTGTAAGACAGATGAAGAAGGTGTTTAAGACACTTAAAGATAAACAAGAAGCAATGCAACAACAACAGCAACAACTTGAACAACAGAAGGTGGAACAACAAGGACAAATTGCTCAAGCTCAAATTGCTCAAGCACAGCAAATGAAAGATCAAGAACAAGCTCATGAAGACTATCAAAATGAATTAGATAGAATTAATAAGAAAGAGATTGCCTTGATTGCAGCTGAATCTAAATCTGGACCACTATCTGATGTAGATGTTAGTGGTGTTCCAGATGTATTAGAGATTGGTAAACTTGCTAATGACCAAACTAAAGCACTAAAGGATTACGAAATGAAAATGGCTCAAATCAATTCTCAAAACCAACAAGCTTCTCAGAAATTACAAATTGAAAGAGAGAAACTACAAGTGGCTAGAGAGAACCAAGCAAACGATTTAGCAGTGGCTAAAGAGAATGCAAAAGGAAGAGCAAAGAAAAATTAAACATTTTTGATTAGAAATACAAAAACTTTAATGCTATATTAACCTGAATAAGTTGGTATATAGTAATATAAGTCTTTGTATTTTCATAGATGTTGTATAATTTTACGTCAATAAACCAAACATAATAAAAAACTACATATGGCTGATAATTTAAATAGCCCTTCTTTCGAATTTAGTATTGAAAACACTATGGAAATGGGCATGGGAAACTCTGAATTACTAAGTGATTTATTCGAACCAGAAACTTCTACAAGTAGTCCTGATGGTCTTGAAAGAATTGTAAAAGAAGTGGAAGATCCTGCTCCTGCAAAAACTAAACCTGCTCCTGTAAAAACTATAGGAGATGATGTTATAGCTACTGAAGATAAAGAAGAAGATACTAAAGCTAGTATAAGTGATTTCTTGTCACAAGGAGATGATGATGAAGAAGAAGAGGAAACTAAAGCTCCTGTTGCAAAGAAAATATCAGAAACTGATGATGAAGAAGAAGCAGAACCAGAAATAACTAGATTTGGTGCTCTTGCTAATGATTTATTTAAACTAGGTGTATTCACTAAAGAAGAAGATGAAGATGATGTAGAAATAAACACTCCTGAAGAATTCTTAGAAAAGTTTCAAGTAGAGAAAAAGAAAGGGGCTATTGAAGTGGTTAATAATTTTATTAGCCAATTTGGTGAAGATTACCAACAAGCATTTGATGCCATATTTGTTAAAGGAGTTAATCCTAAAGAGTATTTCGATACATTTAATACTATAGCTAATTTTTCTGATATGGACCTTTCACAGGAAAAGAATCAGATAGCAGTGATTAAACAAGCATTAACTGATCAAGGATTTGAACCAGAAGATGTAGAAACTGAAGTGGAAAGATTACAAAATTATGGTGATCTTGAAAGTGTTGCTACTAAACACCACAAAGTGTTAGTTAAAAAAGAAGGACAAAAACTTCAACAACTAGAGCAAAACTCAGAAAGAGAATTACAACAAAAAGCAACTGTAAAGAATCAGTATATAACTAACGTTCAAACGATTCTTCAAGATAAATTAAAAACAAAGGAGTTTGATGGTATTCCATTAAACCCTAAACTAGCAAGTGAACTACAGGATTTCTTATTGGTAGATAAGTATAAGACAACATCTGGTGAAACACTTACTGATTTTGATCGTACTATTCTAGAAATGAAAAGACCTGAAAATCACCAAATGAAAGTGAAGGTGGCATTGTTGTTAAAGATTCTAGAAAAAGATCCTACATTATCAACTATACAAAAAACAGGCATTACTAAAAAGTCAAATGACTTATTTGGTGAAGTGGCAAGACAAGTACAGAAAGGTGTAGTAAAAGGGAATAAATCAGAAAAATCAGATTCATGGTTTTTATAATATATCAATAATAATTTAAAATAACAAAAAATGGCAATTCAAACAATCCCAGGTTTAACTGGTTTTACTTATGCGAGAGTGGCTTCAATGGACAAACGTGCTGTTGGTAAGCTCACTGATTCTAATCACTTAGAGTCTTTTCACTCAACTGAACCTGCAGATTATGATAAAAAAATCATCAGTCTTTACACCCAGAGTTCATTGTACAGTAATGATTTCTTGGACATGATCAACAAGAGCACACCTTATTATATTGATAATAATAGTGATGCTTGGAAATGGGAAGTTCAAGTTCCTTACAAATTCCCTAAAATCATTGACATTCCTGCATCAACGTTAGAGTTGACCAAACCAGGTATTGATGGTCAAGAGTTTTCATTAGTAATAGATACTAACGAATTCTCTAAGAATGCTATCATCTCTGTAGGATCTCGTCAGTATGGTCCACGTTTCTACGTGATCAAAGATCCTGTGCCTTGGAATATGGGATATTTGTATTCTTTCACATTAGTGACTGATAACCCAACAGTGGATTTCGTAAGTTCCACTTTCCTAAAGACTGGTATTGAACTAGAATTAGTTGATGCTGCTATTGGTGAATTTGATCAAGACTTATTAGGACTGCCTCGCTTAGGTGAGAAGATCACTATGTTTGAATCTTTAGGTTCTGCATATGGTTATGAGCACATGATTACTGAATGGGCTGATGATAAAATGATGGTGGATGCTTCTGGTAAAGCTCTAGATATTCTAGTATATGCTCCACAGAGACGTAATCAACTTCCTCTTACACGTAATGATGTTAAGTGGGAGCCATTCATTGAATTCTGGATGCGTAAGTCTATGCTTGAACTTAAGGTGAAGCGTATGATTTGGTCTAAGCCAGGCACAGTGAAGAGCAATGGTTCTAGACAAGAACTTAAGCGTACCTCTGCAGGTGTATACCACAGAATGCGTAACAATGGTAACTTGGTACAATACAATCGTGGAGAATTTTCTGCTAACTTGATTCGTTCAGTATTTGGAGATCTTTTCTACAGACGTGTTGATGTTAAAGACAGACGTGTAAAAATGTACACTAACGAAGCTGGATTTGACGTATTCCAACAAGCACTTAAGGCTGATGCTTTAAATTCAGGTCTTACTTTCATGGCTGATTCTGGAAACAGATACATGCAAGGAGAAGGACAACACATCACTTACAACTTTGCATTCGATGCAATGGTAACTCGTGAGACTGGTCGTGTTGAACTTATTCACTTGAAAGAATTAGATTTACCACAATCAAATCTAGAATTTGGTCAGAATAAAAAGAGCACACCAGTATTTATGGTATTTGATGTATCTCCAATGTCTGATGGTTCTATGATTAACAATATGCGTGAAGTGAGAATGAAGGGTGCACCTTCTATGACTTGGGGATATATTGATGGAACTCGTCATCACTTAGGATTTGCAAAATCTCAAGGTATGAGCTCTGCTAACAAATTCCCAGGATATGAAATCTGGATGAAGGATCGTTGTGATATCTTTATTGAAGATTTATCTCGTACAGTATTGATTGAAGAAATTCCTCAATTCTAATAATAGAATATATCTAGTAGCCATCCCATAAGAACTGGTCGCTTATACTAGATTTTTTCTCTGAGAAATAGGCTCCTTACATCCTCCCACCTGTAGGAGCCTATATTCTCTTTTCAGAGTGATGACTGAGATTACATGTCTCTTTGCATTTCTTTCGATAGAAACACTCTGCAATAATAAAACCAAAAATAAATTAAACTACATTATGGGCAAGATAGGAAAAATCGCCACACTTAAAAGAGATTATAATAACTCTCAATTACAAACAATGCAAGGAGGACTTTCTGCACAAGGTTTGACAAGAATTCCTGGTACAGGCGTATTCAAATATCCTTATAAGGAATTGGATGGTCAATACAGAACAGGACTTGATGTTAATGCTGCTTACATTCGCAGAATTCAAGATCCACTAGAAAAAGAATTAGAAACTGAACGTGTTAAAGCTCTTAAAGTAAAACTTGAAGAAGCGTTAGGTAGTGTTGATTTAGGACCACGTTCTTCTTTTTGGAACTATGGTTTATCAAGTTCTGCAGATGATGTACTTCATGTACAATCTGTTAAGTTACTAGATGGTGATAACTATTTTGATTTAAGTAATCCCTTTCAGGAATTAGCTTTTTCTTGGTTACGTGTTCATCCAACAATTGCTTCTAGTTACCAAGCTTGGGAACGTGGAGAATATTCAGCTGACACACAATTTTATGTAGCTGATGATGAAATAGAAAATGCTGTCATCTATAAGAAGAAACAATTGATCAATAAGGCTATTGTCAAATTTGATTCAATGAGTCCTGAGAAGAAAAGAAAAGTGGCACGATTATTAGGATTACCTGTTACAGATGAGACTAAAGAAGAAGTGGTATATAACTTAGTAGATAATGTTCTTAAACAAACAGAGTTTGTTAATGGTAAATTCCAAGGATTGAATCCTGTTGAAGTGTTTGGCAGATTTGCTGACATGAAAGAAAACTTGCTCCATATTAAAGATCTTGTAAAACAAGCAATTACCCATTCTGTTTATAGATCAAAAGCTAATGGTAAAGTTTATGAAGGGGAGTTTGAAATAGCAAAGGATGAAGAAGATTTAATCAAATTCCTTGCTGATGATGATAACCAAGATGAGTTAATCACTCTAGAACAAAAAGTTAAATCTAAAAAATTAGCATCTGTATGATACCAGTAGATAGTTTATTATATAAAATAGATCAAAAACTAAATAAGCTATCCTCAAACGAACATCAGCAAATTAATCTTGAAGACAAAATCTTAGCTTTAAATGAAGCTCAGATTAAGTTAATTAAGCAAAAGGTTGATGGGTTTAGTACATCTAGTGGAATGGGACTTGATTCTTTCAAGAAACGTTATGAAGATTTACAAAGTTTAGTTGAAGATTATAATCATCAACCACTTCCTTTGACATTAGAAGATGAACAATTAAATCAATGGAAAGCAGATGTAACCACTCTATTACCAAAGTACATGTTCTACTTAGATTGTTATGTATTAGCAGATAAGGGTAGATGTAAGGATAGAAAGATTTGGATAAACAATGATTTAACTAAACATGGTGATTTACAGTTTCTTTTAAATAATGATCATTACAAACCATCATTTGAATATCAAGAAACATTCAATTATCTTGCCACTGATGATATGAGTATATTTACAGATGGTACGTTTACACCAACATCTATTAATATAATGTATATGCGATATCCTGTATACATCGATAAAACAGGATATGTTGGATTTGATGGAAATCCATCAGTAGACAGAAATTGTGAACTTGAATTATATCTTGAAGATGAACTTCTAGATCTTACAGTTCAAAATCTTGCAATGTATACTGAGAATCAATCTGCTGTACAAAGTGCAGCATACAGAATACAAACAAATGAATAAATTTTTAAACAATTAAATTAATATAAAAAATGGCTGATTTTTCATTAACCACGTTATTCGTGGTTCCAGTAGGACAGACTTCTCTTCCTAGCTCTGGTTCAACCCAAGACCTCACTGCAGGTCAAGTGGGTATTTTTAGAAGTGATTATTCTCTAGCAACAGCTGGTAATATTGCTGCTTCTCCTTATTTTTACATAGCTCAAGGTAGAACAAACACTTATCTACAAGGATCTAAACGTTCTGATAAGATTAAAGGATGTCCATCAGGTTCTGGTTGCAATTCTAATGTAACTGAATGGTACACAGTAACTGGTTGCCCAACAGCAGCTACACAAGTTACTGATGTAACTAATTGGAATGTACAATGTAGTGATGTAGTTACATTAACTCTTCGTGCTCATTCTTCTTACATTGACACTTTGTATTTCAATGGTTTCACTCGTTCAGTAACTGTTCAAGCTCCTTGTTGTGCTTGTGATGCTAATCCTTGTGATCAAGTTGATATTCCTGAATTTATTGATAGTGTTATTGCTAAACTAGAGCAACAAGCTCCTGGTACAAATCCTGATAACATTAGCTTCAATACATTCTACACATTCCAACGTATAGGTAATGACGCTTCTGCCATTCTTCGTATTACTGGAAAGCCTCTAACTGTATATGGTCAACCATGTGATGTTGCTGCATTCCCTTTTGAATATGACAGAATGTACTTTAGAACATTTGTTTTCAATGGTCCTGCTACAACTGCTGACTTTATTGTTGCTGACAATTGTGATGTTGTTGCTGATCCAATCATCATTCAACGTTCTTCTTATGCTTCAGGTCAATCTGCTGAAATTGCTCAACTAGAGAAAAATTTCTACAGCTACCAAGCAGGATACTTAAAGCATCTTTACAGAATGGCTGGATACAATGAGAACTTTGAGTCTTGGGTATCTTCAGGAGTGACTTATGATACTTATTACATTAAGTTTAATGAGTATAACAAATCTGCTTATCAGTATGGTGATTATATCATGGAAGACTCTATGGTGATCATTGCTGCTCCTAATTCAGATGTAAGTGGAATTGCTGCTGCTATTGAAACTGTATTGGAAGCTGCTCTTGGTACTGTGGTTAATGATAACACTTGTGTTACAACCACTTCTACCACCACTACAATTTGGCCTACCACTACAACCACTTCCACTTTAATTCCATAATTGGGTAGTTGTAAATTAAATATCACATAACCTGTGCCAGAGGTGAGAGGATTTCTCAGATCCTCTGGCATATTTATTTAAACTAATTATGCCAGCTTTAAATCTAGATATAATAGTAGTACCTACGTATAGTACGTTAACATTAGGTGTGGCTGATGCATCAACATATCCCACCACTCCTCCCATTGTAGTATCTCCTACAATTGAAATAAATGTTCCTTCATTAGGACTTGTAATTCTTCCTTTTACACCTAATGATTTTAATATATTTACATCTGCTTCACTAGGACTAAGTATTTTGGGGCAACCTTTAATACCTCTTCCTGATGGAATATACACACTTAAATACACTGTTGAACCAGCATATGAAAACTTTGTTGAAAAAAGCATTATGAGAGTGGATAAAATACAAGAAAAGTTTGATGGAGCATTTATGAAACTTGACATGATGGAATGCGATAGAGCTATAAAGACTCAACAGAAAGTTAATCTTACAAGTATATATTTCTTTATTCAAGGATCTATAGCTGCTGCAAATAATTGTGCAATAATTGAATCTAATAAATTATATACTCAAGCAAACAGTATGTTAGATAATTTTATTAAAAATAACTGTTATTGCTCTGGTACTAATTATGTTGTAAACTTTGGATGATATGGCTACTTGTAGAGGATGTAAAGCAAATTTTGGATGTGGGTGTCAATTAGTTAATGGTCTTTGTGCAATATGTCGTGCAGCTGCTACAAAGTTTAAACAAGTTATAAAATATGTTAACTCCTAGACTCACCACTTATCCAGCCTGTGCTACAGTGACAGCACTTTTAATTGATATAGATTGCAGACTAACAGAATTAGCAAGCACTTTATATAATAATATTATCTATTCATTAAACCAACCTATACCAGCAGAAGCTATGATGGATCTTTTGAATTATAAAAGAATACTAACGTATAAATTTTGTAATTCAGATTATGCTCCATGTTTCACTGTAGAAATGATTGCTAGTAGGGTAAAACTTTTAAAATATAAATAAATGAGTATTTGTTCAAATTGCTATAATGGATGCACTGAGATTGTCTCAGATAAGTGTGTTAGATATACAGGAATAGATGTTCCTGTTTTGGGAATACAAACAGGTGACTCTCTATCTTTTGTAGAACAATGTATAATTACATTTCTTACATCTACATTAGATGGTACAGGAATTAAACTAACTATAGATCCTGCAATTATTTGTGAGGTAGTTAATCAATATCTTCCTGATTGTGAAGACTTAAATGCATTAAACCTTTTCACAGCATTGATTGAAGCAGCTTGTGATTTACAGGCTCAAGTAGATGTAATTGTTGCAGAACTTGCATCTCTTGAAAGTGATTATGCTATTGATTGTTTAACAGGTGTTGTTGCATCAAGTGGTACACATGATATCTTACAAGCTGTAATCATAAAACTTTGTGATGTAGATGCTGCATTAGTAGCTCTTGCTGTAGACGTAGATACAAACTATGTTAAACTTGCTGATCTAGATGCATTAATACAAGCCTATTTAAATTCAATAGCTCCTATTGCACAAGAGTATGTTAAGATGGTTCCATTCACTGCAGTGGAATACTATGGTACTCTAAGTAATTTTGATGGTTCTGGAGCAGGTATTGCAGGCTTAGGATGGGATAAGATTTATATATGTAATGGATCTAATGGTACTCCTGATAAAAGGGGTAGAGTGGGTGTAGGTGTAACAACAGGTGTTCCTGGAGGAGCAATGGCTGCTGCAGTGGATCCAGCAATTGCTGGTAATCCTACATACACATTAAACTCAGTAAATGGCACAAACAATGTACTTTTAACTACAACACAAATTCCTGCACATACACATACTACAACACCTATACCTGTTGCACATACACACTTTATGTATAACACAGATGTAAATACTACTGGAACCCCTCAAATAACTGCTTCTACTTATGTAACAAGAGCAAGATCTAATGGCAGTCAAGCTTTAAACTATGAGATTATGGGTAGTTCAACATTACCAACTTTAGGTATTACTAGTTCTACTTCTATAAGTGCAAATGTCACTGTTAATAATGCAGGAGGTGGTTTATCACATCCAAATTATCAGCCAGCTTTGGCAACAAATTATATTATATACATTCCTTAATTTTAAATTATGTCTTGTTTACCAGGAATGCCTTGTTACAGTGAAGCTTATAGAATTGCATTTCCATTTGCATGTAATGATCCTTGTATATCTAGTTTTCAAATTATATACAATGGTCCAAATTTACCTTGTACAGGAATTCAATCAAAAGATAATCTAGAGGTGGCGTTACAGAAGATAGATAATAGAATGTGTTCTGATGAATTTATATCACACATTATATCTACAATTGAAAACACTCCTCTTCTTCAGGCATACTTTTGCCAATTGGTAAATACATGTCCTGCAACAACCACCACTACTACAACAAGTTTATAAACCAATAAGATATGACAGTATTAATAACATTAACAATAGCAGGTTCTGATACAGGACCATTTGATTTGTATTCAGATGTAGATGGGTTTGTAGTTCCTTTTGAAACCAATGTGCCTAAAGCTTCTTTAATAGCAGGCTACACTTCTTCTTTAGTTCCAGATGGAGCTGTATTGATAAGAGTGACATCTGATTCTGTATGTACTAATTACATTGATTTAATCATTGGTGCTACTACCACTACCACTAGTACATCTACTACAACAACCACCACCACTACATATCCATGTGAGTGTGTTAGATTAGAAAATACAACAGAAGGTGATTTATATATACTAATTACACCTTGTGGTGGAAGTGAAGTATCTCAACTCGTACCAGCAAATAGTGTAGTAACAGAATGTGTAGTGACAGGTTCAGTTGAAGCTCCACCTCCTGCAGGAATTACAGTGACTTATTGCCCTGGTGTTCCTGAAACTCCTCCTTGTAGTAGTGAAGGTGATTGCAGTGCTTGTGGTGCTGGATAAATATATCATTTAGTAATATCAAGACAAACTGATTTTATATAATAAGATACAAAAATCCTGTTTTGTTGGTTTTACAGGATTCTCCTGAGATTAATTTCTCAGGAGTTTTTTTATTTATAACTAAATTGATTATAGACAATAACGTAGTTGGTTTAAATTATTTGGTATTTTAAAAAACTATTTAGTATCTTTACTAAAATTTTATCTAAATTTGATTACATATGTCTGAAAACCAAGATCTTCTATATCAGCTGAAAAAATTACTGAAACAAAAAGAAAGTAAAAGTTTTTATGCTAAAAGACTTAACATTAGTGAATATGAAGTGAACGAGTTACTTAATCAATTGAAAAACAATAATATAAGTAATCAACACACTGAATCAAGTCGTAAAGTGAATAATGAAACAGGAACAATAGAAAGTGTATTAATACTAAGCTATGAACCTAAAAATGATATTGAGTTAGCTAGATTACATAAGATTAATTTAGATAAATATATCATTACAAACTACTGGTCTAAACTACTTCCCAATGGAAAATTTACATCTTCAGTATTTTCCAAACTTAAAAAACCAAACGATTACACTGCTGAAGATTTTGCAAAGTTTTTAGAAAAATATAAATCTAATTATAAGGAACAAAAACAACCTGAACTTAATTTTACTAATAGAACAGTTGATGTTGAAATATCCATATCTGATTTTCATTTAGCTAAAAGTCATGTGGATGGAGATAATTCTATTACAAGAAGATGTGAAAGATATTTTAAAGCAGCTACATCATTAATATATGATGTAAAATCAGTTTATGATATTGATACAATTATATTTCCAATATCAAATGATTTTTTTCATACAGACAATTATCAAAATCAAACAACTAATGGTACACCACAAGATACTATTATTGATTATGCTAATGAGTATGAAGTAGGATTCTCTCTACTTGTAGAGACTATCACTATGATAAAAAAAGTTTGTAATAAAGTGATTGTTGTATTAGTACAAGGTAATCATGATAAGACTAAATCATATTATTTAGCACATGCATTACAAGTTTATTTTGATAAAGATACTAATATTTATTTTGATAGAGATCATAGTGTAGTGAAAGCTGTTGTATTAGGTAATACATTTATTGGTTATCATCATGGTAACTGTAAGATAGAAGAGCTTCCTTTATTGTTTGCAACACATCCTGAATATAGTCAAGCATTTGGTAATGCTACTTATAGAGAAGTGCATACAGGAGATAAGCATCACTACATGGCTAAAGAAATTAAAGGAGTGAGAATACAACAGATGCCTAGTTTATCTGGAACAGATAGATGGCATTTAGATAATAATTTTGTTCATAGTATTAGAGCAGCTCTTGCTTTAGTTTATGATAAAGATTTAGGTAAAATAAGTGAATTCGAATTTAGATTGTAAATAATGGCAACATTAAGAAAGTTAGTTTCAGACATACGTTCTATGCATAAAATCCTATCAACAGATAGTTTGATTACAGATAGAGCTATTGCTTCTGAGGTTAGAAATAATAGTATCTTATTGATTAAGAGAGAGACTAACCTTAGAAAACTTTGGGCCACCAGCACTTTATTCACTACTATTCCATGTCTTGAAATGATTCAAGTTCCTATTTCTGAATGTTGTGATTATCAAGATCCCTGCAATGTTTCTAGAACTAGATATAAAATTCCTCGTATATCTGAAGGAAACTATCAATATCTTATTCAAGGCGTGTATTCTATTAATGCTATGGGAGGCACAGGAACTAAATTTAAAGAGATAACTATCAACAGATATACAAATCTAATAAAGCTTCCAATTATAAAGAATGAAGAATACTATTGGATATTAAATGATTATCTATATGTAAATAATCCACTGCTTCAAGCAGTTAGACTTGCTGCTTGTTTTGAACAAGAAGTGCCTAACGAAGTGATGTATCCTGAATCTGGATGTGGGGGTTGTGGACCAACTGATGAAGATTGGTGTATGAATCCATTAGATAAACCATTTTCTCTTCCAGGATATCTAGAGAAACAAGTGTTAGATTTAACATCACAAAAACTTCTATCTACCTTCTTCCAATTAAAAACTGATGTTTCACCAGATAATCTAGATGGTCAGGCTCCTAATATACCACCAACAAGATAACATACATGCGTACCAAAGTTGATTGGAGAAGTTCTAGTAAAGATAATTATAACAACTTCTGTAAGAAACATAATTCTATAAAGATATCATTCGATGAATGGAAAATTATAGTGTATGCATTTAATGAGTCTTACAAAGAATACATTCTAGAAACTGGTGAGAGAGCAAAACTTCCTTTTGGTTTTGGAGAGTTCTCAATCAACAAAAAGAAGAGAAGAAAAACAAAAGGAATAAATGGCAAAGAGTTTGTCAATCTTCCTATAGATTGGCAAAAAACTAAAGAGAAGGGTAAAGTAATTTATAACTTCAACTACCATACAGAAGGCTACTTCTTTGGATGGATGTGGTTTAAAGATACAGCTAGATTCAAACATCTAGAACTATGGTACTTTAAACCTTCAAGAGCTACATCAAGACTACTATCACATTTCCTTAAAATTGAGGATAAATATCAATATCTCTATCAAGAGTGGAAAAAATAATTTAATATTATGAGTTACTATTATAAATATAATTTTGTTTCTCCTGAACCTGTTTACTCAACTGTAAAGGAAGAATTAAAAAGCTACTTTGATACAGGTGCTGTGGATGACTTAATGTTTCCCACCTATCTTGATAAGTGTCTTAGAAAACTAGGAAGAGCCACTTATGTTATAAGTGAGCAAGCTTTAGTGATTGAAGATTTTGAAGCTAGACTACCAGATAACTTTTTTGCTGTTAGAGAAGCTTGGATGTGTGCTGAAATCTCTATGAGACCATATCAAGATGCTAGTTCATTTTATTCTCAAGCTGCTTCACTCACCACTATTCAAGTGGCTCCTCTAACTATAGGAGGTACACCTTGTAACAGTCCCTCATGTCGTAATCCTGAGTGTGATGGCACTTGTATGCCTGAACTTATTCAAGCTGTTTACAAAACAAATAGTTCTACTCCAAGATCTTATCAAAGACAATATTTATTAAAACCAGGTAATATTTCTGCAAGACAAAATTGTAGTTTAGAGTATACAAATGCTTGGTCATATACAGAAAATACATCTACTAATAATAGAAACTTTACTCCAGGATCTTCTAGTTATGATTCATTTGATGTTAGAGATAATAAGTTTGTAACTAATTTTAGAAGTGGTATTGTACATTTAATTATGTATGCTGTAGAATATGATGGTGGAGGTAATCAAATGATTCCTGATAACTATCGTATTAGAGAATTTGTTGAAGCATTTCTTAAATATAAAGTGTTTGAAACTTTATCTAATCAAATTAATGATGAAACATTTAATCAGATACAGCAAAAGATGCTTTATTATAAACAACTTTGTGATGAAGCATTCATAATGGCTGATATTGAAATAAAGAAACAAGATGCTTGGACTAAACAGAGAAGAATTAAAAATGATCTGAATAGGTTTAATATGTATGAACTTCCTAATAGAACTAATAGATTTGGAAGAAGAAATAACTAAAATTAACCATGGCAGAAGATAACAATAATATAGTTAGCAAAATAAAGAATTTAGTTAGTCCTGATAGTAGTGCTGTTAATCAAGAATATAACAGTGCCACTGTTGGATTAAATTTAGATCAATCTATTAATCAGATTAGTAAAGGCACTCTTACGTATGCTTTAAATGCTGCTGTAGAAAACTTTGATGCAAATTCTGTCAATTATCAAAATGAACCAGGGAATGAACTTTGTTTTGATTTTCCTGAAGGATATCAACTGATTGGTACTCATTCTATATTTGAAAAAAATAAACATATATTCTTTATTGTAAATCCTGAAACAGGAGATTCTGAAATAGGATATATGGATAACAATGATTGTTTATATCACACTCTTGTTAATGCTAAATGTTTAAACTTTAACATTGACAATCCTATTCATAAATCAGTACATAAGATAACAAATTGTACTACAGAAATTTATTGGACTGATGGATTAAATCCTAGAAGATATCTAGATATAGATAAGATCCCTTATATTCAAACTTATTTTTCAGATTTATGTGATCCACAATTTACTGAAGAACTTGACTGTAATCAATTATTACTTCAACCTAATTTTTCTATTCCTCAGTTAGAGGTGACTGACATCAATACTGGTGGAGATTTAATTGCTGGTACATATCAATTTTCTATTCAATATTCAGATGCTATAGGATTTGGTTATTCTTCTTATTATTCAGTAACCAATCCCACACCTATTTCTGATCCACAACTCACCACTCCTAATTTTAATTATCCAGTAGGTAGATCTATTGACCTCACTATATCTAATCTAGATGTAACAGGACAATGGCAATATTATAACTTAGCTGTTATAAAGACCATTAATGCAATTACATCTGTAGAATTAATTGGTACATATTTTATTGATGAAGTTTCAACAATAATAACTTACACTGGACAAAATCAAGAACAAATAAGACTAACTCTTCAAGACATTTTTGAGAAGTTTCCATATTATGAAATAGCTCAAGATGTTACAATGGTAAGAGATATTCTTGTATGGGATCAATTAACATCTATAGATAAAGTTAATTACCAAAGAATAGCAAATCAAATAACTCTTCAATGGCAATCATATAGAATTCCTAACACAGAAACTTATGCTGATGGACTTAACGCAACTAACCTTCGTGGATACATGCGTGATGAGGTGTATGCATTTGAAATTGTATTCTTATTAAAAAATGGTAAACAAACTGATGGCTTTCATATCCCAGGGAGAAGTGCAAATGGTAATGATCTATATCCTGTTTCTCCTACTAATAATGATTTTATAGGAGAACCAGATCCTCTTACAGGAACTAGTCCTTGGTGGAAGATATATAATAGTGCCACTGTAACAGGATTTTCTCCAGAGTATAATAATTCAACTAGCTATAAAGGTAATTATCAATATGGTGAATTTGCTTATTGGGAATCAACAGAAACCTATCCATGTAATGAATTAGTTTGGGGAGACTTATCAAACCAACCAATTAGACATCATAAGTTTCCAGATGCTCTTGTAAGTCCTATTTATGAGTCAGCTATATTCTCCTCTCCAGGAGCAATGACTGTACAAAAGGATGCTATATATCCTATTGGTGTAAGTGTAGACTTATCACAGATAGCAGTGTTAATTGGTTCATCAGGTCTTTCACAAACTGAGAAAGATAATATAGAAGGATTTAAGATTGTAAGAGGTAATAGAAATACAAATAGATCTATTGTTGCTAAAGGTATTCTTAGAAATGTTGGTAAGTATGATAGAGAAGGAACAGAATATTACTATCCTAACTATCCTTATAATGATCTTTCTATAGATCCATTCTTACTAGCTCAGAATAACGCTTATACAGCAAATGCAAAAGATGGTGGTAATGCTACATGTAGAAACTTTAGCGTAACTGTTACAGAACTCAGTGGTGGTATATTCACAGTTGAATATATAGATTGCTATACAAATACAATTGTTACAAAACAAGCTACGTCTGTAGGAGAAATTTTAAACTTTTGCTGTCTTGATTTTCCTTCTCCAAGAATTATTAGTGGTAAAGGATGTTTTCAATCTAACACATATAATATATATACAATCACTCCTAGAGATGGATCATTTTCTGGATTTTTTAATTTTTATTTTCCCACTGTAGATGCTATAGGAGCTTGTGGAAGTCCTGCACCTTACACTTCTATTTGTGATTATTGTGCAAACAATCCAGCAAATGCATGTTGTACCCAGCCTCCAAATAAAACTCTATTAGAAGTAATTGGTACATCTACATTTAATTCATTAATTATTCCTGAATGGGTATCAGGAGATAACGATTATGATATTACAAAGGTGGGATCTGTAGGATACGATATTTGTGTTCCTAAGAACTTAGATGGATTTAATGCAGATGGTTCTAAATATAGACATGTATTCAACTCTCCAGAAACTTCTTTTGGTCAACCATTCTTAGGAGATATTCTTAAACTTGAAAATGTAATGTTTGGAGCTGGTAGAGCTCATTTTGTTCAAGTGAGAAAGAATGCTCTTTATAAACTAATTAGTAAGGAAGCTCAAGAAGATGCATTAAAGAGCTCCACTGCCATTGCTTCTATAACAGCACCATTAGACGCTTCTGTTTTATTTGCAGCATACCAAGCTTATTTAACTATTTACATTAATGGTATCACTAGACGTAACTATGCCTATTCATTTAACTCAATAGGTAGTTATGACTATAGTGATTATATTAACAATGCAGCTACTAGTTCAGATGGTGTATTAGGTATTAAACAAAGAACTCTTGATATTGCTCAATATTTAATTCCTGGTGTACAGAGTGTTGGTGATAATAAAAATATAAACAACTGGCAAAGAGAATCTTCAGTTTATTTAAAAACTGATGCTGATAAACCACCATTACCATTTCCAGATAAAACACCATCTATAGCTCCTAGTGGAGTGCCTATAGTTACAGATGATTCAAGATTTGTTCTATCTGAAAAAGATTGTAGCAAACCTGAAGAGGTGTCTTCCACTTCTGTTGTTTCTTATTATGCTTCATTAAAGAATCAATTTATAAATCAATGGGGACAAATTTATTCATATGATACAATAGATACTGGATTCCAAAGAGATATTACACCTATTCTTGCACCAGTGTATGATACAGTGTTTGGTGGTGATACGTTTATTAGTAAGTTTGCTTTTAAAACTAAACTCCCTTTCTTTATAGATAATAGAGTGGGAGCTCCTGATGATTCTGATATATACTATGATGAGATAGGAAATGTTGCCTATCCTGAATATTGGTTTTCAGCAAGATCTGTTCTTAGTAATGTTTCTGTAGATGGTATAAATCTAAGAAACTTTATATCAATTAAAGCTCACAATCTAGATTGTCCTAATAGTCAAACTCCTGAAAGTAATCCAGGAAGAACTTTCTATGATGGTAAGATGTATTTGTTTGCTTATGGTATCCCTTATTTCTATTGTGAATCAGGATATAATGTAGACTTAAGACAAGCCTTTAATAACAGAGAAGGAGATTTCTGGCCTCATGTTAGTACAGATATACCTGATGATTGGGTACAAGAAAGCAATGTAACAATTGCTCAAGATAATACATATTACTACAACACTACATTCTCTAAACAAAACACAGAAAACTTTTTCAGTCATCTTCCTATTAACTGGACTCCTGAACTATGTAAAACAGTGTTTCCATTTAGAGCAATTTATTCTGATCCTCAAATAAATGATGTCACTACCATAGTGAACAATTGGTTAATTTATAGAGCTATTGCTTATTTTGATTTTCCACAGAACTATGGCAGTCTTACATCATTAGATGGTATTGAGAATAAAGCTATTCTTGCTAGATTTGATAATAAGAGTTTATTATACAACACTTTATTAACAATCAATACAAGCAATCCACAAGCTGCTTACATGGGTAATGATTCATTATTCAGAAGTTCTCCTCCAATTGATTTTGCAGAAACAGATCTTGGATATGTAGGCTCTCAAAACAAAATGTTATTAAAGATCCCACAAGGTCAAATAACAATAGATGCTAAGAGGGGACAAGTGTTCTTAATTGCTGGTAACCAAGCTACAGATTTAACAGGTTTTGGTTCTGGTATGAATAGATGGTTTACAGATCATTTAGCTTTTGAGATTATAAAATACTTCCCATTAGTAGATACAGATAATCATTTCACTGGTGTAGGATTACATGGTGTATTTGATAGTAAGTATGATAGAATAATTATTACAAAGCTTGACTATATTCCAAAAACAAATAATATTATATATGATTCAATTACAAAAGAATATTATATAAAAGAAATAGTGAATGACGTAGAGATATTAACACAAGTGTATCTTACAGATCTTGATTATTTCTGTAATAAGTCTTGGTCAGTTTCATTTAACCTTAATACAAAGAGTTGGATTTCATTCCATAGTTATTTACCTAATTGGTATGTAGCTGAGAATAACTTCTTCTATTCAGGACTTAATGATTGCTGTAGTGAGATTGATGCTATTGTAGGTGAATTGATTCCACAACCTTCCACCACTACAACCACCACTACTGTTTTAGATTGTAATTTAGAAGGAATAGCGTTTGCTTATAATTGTGAATTAGAAGGAATAGCAGAACCTGTAATACCTGTAACAACAACCACCACTACAACAGTGTTATATTGTGATTTAGGTGGTGTTGCACAAGAATTGTAATCTAATATAGAATAAGATGTCAAAGACTATATATATAAAATTGAAATCAAGCTCTATTCAAGCAGGTCCATTCAAAGTGACTAATGCTCAGAATGGAGATGTCATAGATGCTCTTGTCAGTAAGAATGAATTGATAGCAGGTATGGGATATTTGGTAGCAGATGATGTAACTATTATATCTATTGAATCTTTAGGAAAATGTAAGAACAAACGCAACTTCCCTGTTGGTACTGTTTACCCAAGTGAAATTGCTAGTACAAAATTTGTTCCTAGTAGTAATGCATGTATCTGGAGACATTTAAAAAATCCTGTTATATATAATTATTTCTATAATAACATAGAACCTTATATTATTGAATACCCTTTTGCATATCAATATCAAGATGAGATATTACAAAATGTAAAAGATTATTCCAAAGTGTATAGATATCTTCGTGATATAGATTTTGTTTCTGACGAATGTGATAAAGTGGAGATAGATAACTATTGGTTTAATAAAGCTATTGTTTATAATGGACAACAGAGTTCTGGTATTTTAGAATTAGTTCCTAAACCAATTAATAACTTAAGTGCTTATTTAAAATATCCAATATATAACACAGATAGTAAAACTATTACATATACTAAGAGTGATAACTTCTATCAATACAATACATTCTGGTCTTTGGTTAAAGATAAGAGTGTTCCTTTGTTTTTAAGAAGTTGTGAGTCTTTATCTATAGATAAAATTATAAATCAAGCTAATATGAATTACACAACCCTATCATTCAAGAAAGATACATTTAGGGCTAAAGATTTAAAAATAAGACACATCTTAGATAACAATTCTGAGATACATATAGTGAGTCAATTTATTGTTGTTCCATCTCAAATCTCTTTCAAATAATGGCTAGTAAAGTTACATGTACGTGTGGGTGGTCCTGGAATAAATCAGATTCCAGTAAGAAGGATATGTACGTCTGTCATAATTGTGGTAAAGATAATACAATGAAGAATGGTGGATGGTTAAGTAAATACAACAACACTTCTGAAGCAGAGAATGGCATAGAAGGAACTATGGCAGGTCTGACAGACCAAGGCTTTGATTACAATGGTGCATGGGGAGGAACAATGGCAATGGGAGGAAGTCTTCCTGGTTCTGTAGGATTCACATACGCACGTACACAAGACCCTGCTCCTAGTAATGGTCCTTATGCTAAGAAGACAAAAGCTTCTGCACAGAATGGACAAGAGATGAAATTCTATCAAGAAGGACTAGATTGGAAACCAAAGAATATTAGTAATGATGGATCTGTAATAGAAGATGATAGAGGACAATTAAAATATCCAGGAGAAATAACAAAAATAAACTCCAATGAAATAACTATGCAGGGAGTGCCTTACAATGTACTAGGCATAAGTGACATAGGAGACACGCAAATGATGCAACCTGGGCAAGACTATACTTATGAAGGAGAGTCTGTTACAGAGATTCCTATGGCTCAAGATGGTTATAGTGAACCTGATTAT